GACGGCAACTCCTTCCGACAGAGAACGTCCACCACATCAATGGAGACAGGGCTGACAACCGAATCGAGAACCTAGAGCTCTGGAGCAAGGTTCAGCCAAGCGGCCAACGCGTAGACGACAAACTTGCCTGGGCTCATGAATTGATCGCTCAGTACGAACCCGAGTGGATCGGCGGGGGCTGCTAGGTGCCTCTCGTGGCGGATGTGGCGACGTACCTAGCGACGGTCTCAGCGCTGAGCTTGACTGCTGGGACCAACCTGTTTGACGTGCCGTTCCCGGAGGCTTCTCAGGATCAGGCCGTGGCGATCGTGGAAACGCCAGGGTCGGAGGACGACCACGCGGCCGGGGCCAGCCTGTCTCGTCCGCTGTATGAGGTGCCGCGCTTCCAGGTGATCTGCCGAGATGCGGAGACGAAGGCCGAGACCGCTCGCGCGCTGGCGCGGAGCATCCGCCTGAACCTCAACCGACTGGCGGCTACGACTATCGGGACCACGCGCGTACTTACGTGCAACTCGCTTCAGCCGCCGTTCTATCTGAAGTCTGACGAGAACCACAGGCACTACATCATCACGAATTACGAAGCCAAGGTCGTTGATACGGGCAGTACCTAAACACTCAACACTCAGAGGAAATTGAAATGAATAGCGGATTCAAACTGCAAGATGGTGGCCGGATCGACGTGGAGACTGACAAGGGCTCTCGGCGTGTGCGCGTGAGCCTGGCGGACACGGACAGTCACGACGAGGCCGTTTTCACGCTGACGCTATCCGAGGCCCGCGGGATCTCAAGCGCTCTCATGGGCGCGGCGGCGGATTGCTAATGGGAACCTCCGTGCCGGTCGCACTCACGAACGCTGCTGGGATCGCCGTTCCCAAGCGGAGCAAGATCGCCGTTGTTGGGTTCGCATCGAACACCAGAGACGAGGCGCCGTACACGGACGGCTCGTGGGAAATCTGGGGGCTGAACAACCTTTGGAAGTTCCTGCCGCGCTACGACCGTTGGTTCGAGATCCACGATCCGACGCAGATCGAGCAGCTTTATGGCCCCGAGTACGTGGCGTTTCTGAAGACCGCCGTCGTGCCGGTCTACATGCAGGCCCACTACGACGAGTTCCCAGCGAGCGTTGCGTTCCCGCGCGTGGAGCTGGAGGCCCGCGTGGTTGGCCGGCAGTTCTGGCCTTCGTCCATCAGCTACATGCTCGCGCTCGCGATCGATGAGTTGAGCGACGAGAACAAGCGGGCTATTCCTGGCGCGGAGTTGTTCATCGCCGGAATCGATCTCATCGGGGACGACGAATACAACTTCCAGCGCGAAGGGTGCGGGCATCTCATCGGCGTGGCTGAGGGCCGCGGGATCAAGGTAACGATTCCTGAGAAGGCTTCGCTGCTGAAGGGCTCGTACATGTACGGCTACGAGGCTGGCGAGTTCAGCCCGTCTCAGTCGGTTACGTTCGCGCTGTCTCAGGCCGCGCAGTTCGACAAGAAGATGCAGGAAGCGCTGGCCACGGTTCACACCTATGACGGCGCGAAGCAAGCGTTTCAGACGATGGCCACGCATCTTCAGCACGCCGCTCGGGGCGGTGTAATGGGCGGAGTTGTTCCGAAGATCTCTGAGGAGAAGACGGCATGACGAAGTATCTGAACTACGGGGTGCAGTTCTTGGAGTTCCCTGACATGCGTGTGGCTCCCGGCGCTGAGTTCGAGCGCGAGCTGGAGCCTGCAACGGAAGCGCTGCTTCCTGTCCGGCGCGTGGTTGAAGTGGAAGTTGAAGATCGTCCCAAGCGGGGCGGGAGGTAAGACGTGGCGATCCAGACTTCGTACAACTTCAAGATCCTCGTTAATTCGGTGGATCTGTCGGACCACTGCGTGTCGCTGAAGATCGCGAAGCCGCAGAACGCCAACGAGTCTCAGGCGGCTGGCGCGGTTCACAAGCAGTACCGGGCCGGGATGGGAGACCCCTCGATCGAGGCGACCTTCCGCGCAGACGATGCCGTTGGATCGGTGAACCAGACGCTACGCGGCCTCATCACTCCGGCTTCCACGGGTGTGCCCATCCTGGCGCGGCGCATCAACACGGGGAAGTCTTCGGCGAATCCCGAATATGGGTTCGCGGCCATCGTGAGCGGGGACCTCATGCCTCTGGACGACAACTGGGGCGAGGTTCCCACCATCACGGTCAAGTTCTGCCCCATGGGCGCGTATACCGAAGACGTTACCACCACGGCGTAAGGAGGATTTGTGGCGATCCAGACCTCGTACAACTTTCACGTAATCATCAACGGGACCACGATGAGCGACCACTGCGTCGCTCTGAAGGTCGCGATGCCTCAGAACGCGAACGAGGTCTCGGCCGCCGGCAACACTCACAAGGTGTACCGGGCGGGCATGGGAGACCCTTCGATTGAGGCGACCTTCCGTGCCGATGATTCGACCGGGGGCGTCAACCAGACGCTTCGGAACCTCATCACCCCGACTTCCACGGGCGTGACCGTTCAGGCGCGTCGCATCAACACCACTGTGTCCTCGGCGAACCCGGACTACACCGGGCAGTTCATCGTGTCCGGCGACCTGATGCCGATGGACGACTCGTGGGGAGAAGTTCCCACGATCACGGTGAAGCTGGTCCCGGTGTCTACGTTCTCGGTGTCCAACACTTCTACGTAGTTCCGTGTCGTTGCCGTTCAACTCATCACTCAAAGGAGCAGGCCATGGGCAAGACGTACACGGTGGACCTCCCGCTCACTCAGACGCGGGAGTTGAAGTACACGCGCGACGAGCGCCGAGAGTTCGAGAAGCGCTGCCGTCACTTCGGGCTGGCGGGCATGAAGGAGATCCTGTTCGAGCGGGTATTTCCGATCAAGCCGGATCCGAACAACGACAACAAGCCGACTCCTACGGGAGGCGGGGACGACGAAGCGCAGGTGCTTTTGATCTGGCTCGGACTCCGCCACATCAACCCGCGGCTCATCACGGAGCAGTGGACGGCCGAGAAGCTGGATCAGGCGATCACAGAAGGTCGTCCCATGGTCACGTTCGTGGCTCAGGCCGTGAACGCGGTCATGGCATCTGGTGTTCTCGGGTTCATCTTTGACGGGACGACTGTCGTCGAAGAGGAGGTGGCGCCGGCCCAAGAGGGAAAAGCGGAGGCGACGGCCTAGCGTGCATACCCTTCGCCAAGTTCAACCGAGACCTCGAGGCGGACGCGGCGTGGCTCGGCATTCCTCCGTGGAAGCTCAAGAACATTCAGCCGTGCGACATCTACGTCCTGAAGGATGCCGAGGCTAGGCGATGGAGCCGGACGACACAGCTTGTAGCGTGGGCGGTGTGGCAGATCGTTGTGTCTATCCCAATGTCTGAGCGCGGAGCGAATGGCGGGAACGTGTTCCTGAACTTCCTGAAGAGGAATTCTCCGCCAGGTTTCATCCCGCCAAGACCGAAGGGCGGGGAACCGAGAGACCGATGGCTCGAGTAGTCGCTGACGTTACGGGGGACAGGGAGATCATCCGAGACATGCTCGCGCTTGGGAAGGCGGGCATTGAAGTAGGCAAGGAAGTCTTGGACGACGTTAACGAGAAAATCTCTCGCGACGCAAAGACCATCTGCCCCGTGGACGATATCGACGGCGGGGATCTGCGCGACTCCATCCGAGTGACGAAGGCGCGGTCCACTGCCGCCGGGCGCATCTCTGGGGGCGTAGTGGCGGGCGGTGCGCCGCTGGAGCGCCTAGTGTCAGAGGCGGGCCACAAAGAACCCGGAGCGTACGCATCGATCGTTCATTACGACATGACGCTCAGACATTCGAATGGAGGGCGTGCGTTCTTCATTGAGGAGCCCTGGCTAGTGGAGGCACCGAAGGTGCCGGATCGTTTGCTTGGAGCGATAGACAAGGCCCATGGCGGGTAAAGGCGAAGTCAGATACCGGCTCACACTCGATGCCAAGGACTTCACGTCCGGCATCAAGGTCGCGACCAAGGAGTTCGAGGGCTTCGTCGGCACTCTGGGCGATGGGGCCGGTGCGCTCGGCAAGGTCGCTGGCGCGATGGGGCCGGTCGGTGTGGCTGCGGCTGCGGCGATGGGTGTGGCTACTGCGGGCGTAGTCGCTTTCACGAAGGGCACGATTGACGCGGCTGTGGCCGCCGTGGACTTCGCTGGGAAGATCAGCGACCTATCTACTAAGACTGGCATCTCAGGAGAGGCGCTTCAAAAGCTCGGGTTCGCCGGGTCG